AGTATCGGATGGAAAGTATAAAATTAAATTCTCTTGGGGTGAGGATAAGAGACCTCCTGTGGTAGACACAGAGGGAACACCCGTTACTGATAAGAAAGTGCCTTTATATGCAGGATCTACTGTTAAATTGGGTTTCTTCCAAAAACCTTATATTCTACGGGACGGGGTTACCTATGGCAGCTCTCTTAAGTTGGTTGGCGTACAAGTTGTGTCAGTTAAATCTGATGGAGCTGGTGTCGATTCTGGAGAGTTGGGTGAGGACGAAGTAGCTGATCTTTTCGGTAAAACAAAAGGCTTCAAAGCCACAGAACCACCTGTAGAAAATGCCGAAGAAGAGACAGAAGAAGACTTCTGAAGACCCTATCGAATGGGCACAGAAAACCTTCGATAAATTAAAAGAAAGTAAGAAGATTAAATTCAAATCTAAGTTAGAAGAGCAGGTAGCTAACTTGCTCTCTGAACTTGGAGTTACTTTCGAGTACGAATCATGTAAGGTTCCATATGTGATACAACATCACTACCACCCAGATTTTATTCTACCTAATCATGTCTATTTAGAAACTAAAGGGTATTGGTCTCCAGAAGACAGACGCAAAATCGCTGCTGTTAAAAAGGACAACCCTGATATAGATCTGAGGATGGTATTTCAATCACCTTACAATAAAATTTCAAAAAATTCTAAAACAACTTATGCCAAATGGTGCGAGAAACATGACATACCTTGGTGT